CCTAATAGATAAATTCCGCCTTCGTAATCAGAAGTTGGGCATTACACGAATCATGTTCCGTCCGGGTAGCGGCATCCATAAAGGATTGTTAAAAAACGAGTACAAACATAGTCCGTTTAAGACTATACAAGGCCGTTGTTCCAGTACTTTTATCATTTGTGATTTATTGAGCAAAAAAGAAGTTCTACTAGCTCAAATCAAATACGACGATTGGCGAGAAGTTAAACCAAATGAATCGTATTATACAGAATATGATAATATTACAGGTGACAACATTAAAGTTGACTATGGACATCCAAGCACACCATTTGAGTACAGTTAAATTGGTAAAAATAATTCAAACTTCTATGTCAACGACATGTCCTAGTATAGCGTTATTATATTATATAAGACGCATTCTTATATTAACCAAAAAGGAATTGATATGAAAACTATCGCAACTCTAATTGCAACATTATTCGCAGTGACCGCTTTCGCCGCTGAGCCAGCTAAGAAAGAAGAAAAGAAGGTAGAAGCAAAGCCAGCAGCCGCAGCTCCAGCAGCATCCGCAGCTAAAGACGCCAAAGCCCCAGCCGCTAAAAGCGACGCCAAGCCTGCTGATAAGAAAGCCGAAGCTCCTAAGAAGTAATCCAACAAGACGGTCGCTTATTGCTAATGGAGATGATTTAGGTTATCTCATAGACGATGAAGACATATATGTAGGATATAGGACTCCTGAGCTAGTCAAAAGAAAGAAAGCCATCGACGATGACGATCTTTCAGATTATGTAAAATGGAGACTGTTTTTGGCTAGACAACTAGCATTATTGAAATATAAAGAAAAGTGGGCTTGACCCACTTTTCTTTTGGATAAAAAATTTTTGACAGACAATTTATAGACATATATAATAATCTAATACTTGGTCGTATCGACTTAACACAGACAGATAGACGGCCAGTTTAACACAAAAGGAAATTAAAAAAATGAAGAAAATTACGCTATCAGTACTATTAGCTCTATCAGCACTAACCGCAACAGCAGTTGAAGTTCGTTTAGAAGCTCAAGATGCAAATGGTACCAAAGGTACAGCTGGACAGACAGTTTATGAAATTGGTATTAAAGAATCAATCAACAAAAACTTTGCAGGCGACATCGTAGTCAAAAACTATCGTACAGATAATACAGATGTTCTATCAACTCGCTATGAAGCTGGCCTAACTGGTTCACTTCCAATTGGTCCAATTAGCGGCTATACTCGTGTAGCAGTTGGTGAAAAATATGTTAGTGGTAACGGTGGCTTTGGTTACTACTCAGTTGAACCAGGCGTCAATGCCCCAATTACATTTGTTCCAGGTCTTTCACTTGGTCTAGGCTATCGCTTTCAATCAGCGTTCAACGATAACCAAAACGACACCACTCGTACATGGCGCACTAAACTAGGTTACGATCTTAACAAGTCGAACACAGTATATGTTGGATACGACAGCCAACGTGGTGACAGTAATCAAAACATTACTAAGGTTGGTTACATCCACCGCTTCTAATCTTATTAGAACTACCAAAGGGGCTTGCGAGCCCCTTTATTTTTATGTATAATCAGGCATTAATCAAAGCGAGACATTAATGGAAATGAATCAAGCAGCCAATTTCTTAGGATCCAGCATTTTAATTATGTTAGGTATTATAATTGTAATTGTGGGCATTGTTGTAATCAATAATATTCTACACAAATACTGGAAACCTGTGAATATTTTTACTCCAGAAAGCTGGAGGGGATTTAACCCCCCAACAATTATAACTTATCATACAGAAAAAAATGAACACACAACCGACAATACACAAAAAAAGTAGTTGGTTAGATAAGTACGAGAGGATCATTGACAATATTTTAAGAATATTGTGGATCGTTTTCATCTTAAAGATTGTGTTCTATGGATACTCATAAAGGTTGTATAGCCCTATACATTCATCAGCCCAAGTGTTCTGTTCAAAGTGGTAATGGCATTATACACGCTCTTAGCCCTTATTACAGATTTAAGATTTTTACAAGGCAATCTGTTGAAGACGACTTCTTTGATGATGTAGACATAGTATGCATTCCAGGTGGATTTGGTGATAGCGAAAGCTATTCCTATCTCATGAAAGAGCACGAATCTAAAATTCGTAACTTTGTTCGAAGAGGCGGCAAATATCTAGGAATCTGCATGGGAGCATATTGGGCAGACAAATACTATTTTGATTTGCTGTGTGATATACGAGCAGTACAATATATTACTCGTCCAAGAACAGACACAAGACGTCCACACGCAAAGAATCAAACTGTCTTGTGGCAAGGGCAAGAGCATAAAATGTATTTTTATGACGGATGTGCTTTTACTGGAATTGGCCTAAGTACTGCTGACGTTTGGGCAGTTTATCCAAACGGCGACCCTATGGCAATTATACAAGGTCGATTAGGGCTTATCGGATGTCATCCTGAAAGCGAGCCTCATTGGTACGATGCATACACATGGATGCGTGGTAAGTACCATAATGGACTACATCACAAATTGCTTTTGGATTTTGTAGACTATTTCATAAAAACGTAATTGATTTTTTCAATAACGCTTATTGAAAAAATTATTGAAAAAATCAATAAATTCGCTTGATTTAATTAGTAAATACTATTACAATAAGAACATAGAACAACATGTTCTTAAAGTTTTCAACACACACAAAAAGGAGAGTTAAATGAAAACAGTTGGTGATAAAATTGAAAAGTTTGCCGTAACAGGCGTTAATCCAGGTAGTGATCAGTTTTTTGATATTACTGATGAAAGCTTCGCTGGCAAGTGGAAGGTAATTGTATATTACCCAAAGGACTTCACATTTGTATGTCCAACTGAAATTGTTGCCTACGACAAGTTGGCAGGTGATTTCAAAGACCGCGATGCTGTTCTACTAACAGGTAGCACAGACAACGAATTCTGCAAGTTGGCTTGGCAGAAGGCACATCCAGATCTAGCAAAGATTACTCACGTACAGTTTGCTGACACACAGCGTGGCGACCTTAGCCTAATCAATCAGCTTGGTGTATTTTATGCTCCAGCAGGCGCTGCACTTCGCGCAACATTCATCGTTGACCCAGATAACGTTATCCAACATGTTACTGTCAACAACTTGAACGTTGGTCGTAGCCCAGAAGAAACACTACGTATTCTTGACGCACTACAAACTGGCGAACTATGTGCATGTAATCGTGCTGTAGGTGGTGAAACTCTATAATGAAACTTCCTAGCCTTGAGTTCATATTAGAATGGTCATCAACATTTGTATTATTAATAGGTGTAGCATTGACCAGTTTCAATGTTTATCCCTTAAACGTATATGTTTGTTTAGTGGCTAATCTGTTATGGCTCTGGCTAGGATTTGTTTGGAAAAAATGGAGTTTAATAGTTGTAGAGCTAGTTGTAGTTGGCATGTATCTAGCAGGAACAATTAAAACACTTATCTAAGGAGACACACATGAGTTTTAACGAAACAATTAAAGAAGCGTTGCCAGAATACGCAAAGGACACCAAGTTAAACTTGGACGCTGTCCTGTTGCGTAGTACACTAGATGCAGATGTTGCTATGGGTTGTGCTGTAGCCGCACTCGCCGCAACTGGCAACGGTAAGGTACTTGCTGTTATGTTAGCAGATGCACCTGTTCATGCAGACGCTGCAATGACAGCCGCAAGTATTATGGCACAAAATAATGTATGGTATCCATATGTTGAAATGGCAGATGACGAACAACTAAAAGGCTTGCCAGCACAGTTACGCATGAACGCTATTGCTAGTCATGGCGGAACTACAAAGGCAAACTTTGAAGCGTTTAGTCTTGCCGCAAGCATTGTTGGCAAGTGTCATTTCTGTGTTAAAGCACACTACGACACACTCAAGAAGGAAGGCTACACAGTAGAACAACTTCGTGATATTGGTAGGATCGCGGCAGTAATGAATAGTGTGGCAAAAGTGTTGAATAGCTAATAAATATTAGTCAAGGAGGGGTAAGCCATGAAACAATCTAAATTGATTCAAAAGGTGTACAAGGCTTGCTTCGACCACGATGCCGAGAAACTTCGTGAACTCAAATTAAAAGAGTTCAAAAAAATCTTGAAACACAAGGCCGAAGGCAAACCATTTACACACAAGTGGACCGTGGTTCAAATATAACACAGACTGTAACACAAATGTAACATATAGAGCGATAAATATTGCTATGCAAAAAACTTATCGCTCTATTTTTATTAGCGATGTGCATTTGGGCACTCGTGACTGCAAAGCAGAACAGCTCAATAATTTTCTCAAACATAACACATGCGAAACACTCTACATGGTAGGGGACATTATAGACGCATGGCGTATACAACAAAACAAATGGCGTTGGAAGCAATCACATACAAACGTCGTAAGAAGAATAATGGGACATGCAAAGCGTGGAACCCGTGTTGTGTATGTAGCAGGAAATCACGATGAATTTTTAAGACCTCTGATACCATTGGGTATTGGTTTTGGTCTAATCGAAGTATGTAATCAATGCGAGCATATAGGTGTTGATACAAAACACTATCTAGTTACACACGGCGACTTGTTTGATGGGATTACTAGATTAGCACCCTGGATAGCGTTTTTAGGAGACAAAGCCTACGACTTTATCCTTGCTGTTAATAGTAAGTTTAATTGGATACGTCATCGTATGGGTTTTGGTTACTGGAGTCTTAGTAAGTACCTCAAAGGAAGAGTTAAAAAAGCAGTGGACTTTATGTTTCAGTTTGAAAAGAACCTTGCTGGCTACTGTAAGAAAAGAGGATTTGATGGTGTTATCTGCGGACATATCCATCACGCAGAAATAAAAGACATAGACGGTATTGCTTATATGAATGACGGCGACTGGGTTGAGAGTTGTACAGCACTAGTAGAGCATCACAATGGTCGTTGGGAAATTGTAACATGGACTAAGGAGCGAGACAATGTGGTTGCTGATAATAATAGCAGTACACATGAACGATCCAAAGGACATTCCAGGACGAGTGACAATGGAGTTTCCGACACAGATTGAATGTGAACGAGCAAGATCAACAATGACTAGTTGGTTAAAATTTGAAAGTTTTAAGGTAGTAAGCGAATGCAAAAAACAATCCTAATAGTCACAGATAACTTACCGGAGCAGATTAATGGTGTGGTTACGACCTACAAAAATATTGAGGCGTGTGCGATTCGGGACAACTATCGTGTTGTATATCTTGATCCCGGGCGGTTCCGCTATGTTAATTGCCCTGGCTACAACGAAGTCAAGATTGCCTTTCCCAGGAAGGTGGGCAAGATACTTGAGGAGATCAATCCGGATTATATCCACATCGCCACAGAAGGTCCTGTGGGTCTGCGTGTTAGACAATATCTTGACAAACACGGTTATCGCTACAATACTGCTTATCATACTAAGTTTCCAGAAGGACTTAGAGCCCTATTTGGTATACCTGAGGTCCTTACTTGGCCTCTAGTTAGATGGTTCCACAAGCACAGTGGTAAAGTGCTAACAACAACTGATACAATGGTCAAGGAGTTAAGAGAACATGGATTTGATGGAGATGTTATCCCCTGGACTCGTGGTGTGGATCGTGATATTTTTTCTCCTTCCTTAAGAGAAACAATTCCTGCAAAATACTTGGTATGCGTAAGTCGTGTTAGCAAGGAAAAGAACTTAGAAGCATTCTTTGAATTAGACTATCCAGACTATCAAAAAGTTATGGTAGGCGGCGGCCCAATGCTAGACGAGTATAAGGAACGCTATCCAGATGTACATTTTACAGGATTTAAAACAGGCATAGATTTGGCTCGATACTATGCTAACGCAGAAGTATTTGTGTTTCCTAGTCGCTGGGAAACATTTGGATTGGTAATGATCGAAGCAATGGCATGCGGTACACCAGTTGCCGCATTTCCGTGCCAAGGGCCAGAGGATGTTGTAGACGAAGGCATCACTGGCTGTATGAACGAAGATCTGAAGCAGGCAGTTAAAGATGCACTAATGTTAGACAGACAACGAGTTTGGGAAGGTAGTAATCGTTGGACTTGGGAACGTGCTTGGGAAATCTTCCGTGATAATTTGATAGACAAATCGGGTGCAAGATTGGGCATCACTGGAACCCGTAACCAGTAATAACACTATATCCTTTTAATGATTTTCACTATGTACTTTAGGTGTTTTTCCTTGTACTATAATGATACATACTAATGCAGTATGTTAATCATTAACAAGGAGAAGTACTATGTGGACCAAGCCAGAAGCAGTTGAAATGCGCTACGGTTTTGAAATTACAATGTATGTAATGAATCGTTAATAAAAAATAAGAGAAACCCTACCAAGTGTAGGGTTTTTCATTTTGTTGCAAAAATACCACATTTCCATACCGGTCTTGACAGGATAGACTATATACTATACACTAGAGACTAGTTTGATAGTCAGTGATAACTTTCTTCGCCAAAAAAGCAAACAGGGGTTGACACAAAGACTAAATAACTATACAATAAGGTTCAGTCAGCAAGTTATTGAAGTTGCAACTGTTGTAAAAATACAACAAAAAATATTTCAAAAGTTGTTGACAGTAGCGTTGAAAGGCGTTACAATAACAAAACAGTAGCAATTCCGCTACAAATTTTTAAAGGTAAAAGAAGAGAAACAAAATGCAAACGACGATGTTACATAGACAATCGATATCTAAACAAGCCAAAGTGCCGGCATGTATGTCAGCCTATTGGTCACAGTTTAGTTTCGGGCTTGGTCTAAGTAATAATGATCGCACACCTGAGATTACCGTAGGGTCCTTGGAGGATAGTGTAAGTTAACATAAACTAACACTCTAACTTTAAAAGGACCCTGGACTAAAAACCCAGGGTTTTTTGTTTTGTAGGATTTGAAAATGAAAGATTTAGATTTTAGAAAACAAAATGCTAAAGAGATAGATGAGCATGTACTAACACAAGATGAGCTCGAAAGGCTTATTGAGGAAAAGTTTAGACGTGCCCGTGCTTATCAATTAGCATTTGGCAAGCGAGAAGAAGAACTCGTAGAGTACGACTAATCGCAAAAGTGTGATAGGGAACGCGACCCTGCCTGCACTTAAAACATGGGCTTAATGTGGGCGGCCTACCGGATGGTAAGTTAGTGGCGATAACACTAATGCGTAAAATGGTAGCGTATTAAAGCAGATTAGGTCAGTGAGGAGGCACCAAGTTGTGTGCAACGATAGTCTGTTTTAATACACACTCTTCATTCAGCCCCTGACGCTGTCTAAAAGCATAGCGGAGAGTGTTACAAATTATGGACTGTGTTCCCTACGGCGGACTGTAAATCCGTTGCCTTAATATGTAGGGTGGTTGGCGATTAGGTTCGATTCCTTCACGGTCCACCAAATATACCCATGTAGCTTAATGGTCAAGCAACCGGCTGATAACCGGTAGATCTAAGGTTCGATTCCTTTCGTGGGTACCAAATTTATTGTGCGTGAGCAAGCAAGGTGTAGGCGCTTCGCTGTTAACGAAGAATGAGCTGGGTTCGATTCCTAGACGCACAGCCAATACTGTTGGGGCATTGTGTAATGGTAGCACAACAGACTTTGACTCTGTTAGCCTAGGTTCGATCCCTAGTGCCCCTGCCAAGTTTAAGGATACTAACAGCAAACTTTAACTAACTTTCAATTGGTGAAAAGAAATGTATCCTGTGTTTTATATCGCCGTGGACTTCTGGGTTAGGTCATCAGACTTTCAATCTGACTAGGCGGGTTCGATTCCCGTCGGCGATACCAATATGCCGTAGTAGTTCTCTGGGAGGGCAACGGATTGTCTATCCGACTAAGGAGGGTTCGATTCCCTTCTACGGCGCCAATACAATGTGTGGGTGGCAGAGAGGCCCAATGCAAGAGTCTGCAAAACTCTAAAGCCGTCGGTTCGAATCCGACTCCACACTCCATACCCGTGTAACTCAGTGGACTAGAGTACTACGCTACGAACGTGGGAGTCGGAGGTTCGAATCCTTCCATGGGTGCCAAGAAGAATATGGGGACAGCGAAAGGTCGCGGCGTTGCCTTGCAAGCATCGTGTCTAGAAGGGAGCGTTACCCTCGGTCTCCACCAGTTTAGGGATAGACGATAGTTTTGAGTCCCTGCCAGTCTAGGCACAGTGGGGTTGACTGTGTTGACACTATAGTATGACTGAAGCCGGTATGTTAAACTTGACTATTCGAGACAATCTAGCGAGTCCTCCCAGGAGGATAGTTAGGCGCCCGACCTTTTATCTCTGTGTAATGTCAATCTGGTAGACGGCCTGATCTGGAGTCAGGAGGCTGTAGGTTCGAATCCTACCATGGAGACCAATTTATGCTCTTTTAGTATAAAGGCTATTATTCCGGTTTTGTAGTCCGGCGATTGCGGTTCGAGTCCGTGAAAGAGCACCAATACGCTGCTTTAGCTGATGTGGTCATAGCAGGGGCCTGAAGAGCCTCGGAACTAGGTTCGATCCCTAGAGGCAGCACCAAGTTTAAGGATGTTAACAGCAAATTTTATACTCTAGACTTGTAATCTAACCAGTAAAAATACATCCTGTTTTTAAAGGAGAACATTGTGGCACATAAGCAACAAGGTAACCTAACTCGTAGTCCTCAATGGTGGAAACACCTTAAGGACTGGAAACGTGTTTGGCACAAACAAGAACGCCAAGCATACAAACAACTTATTAACAAAGGAGAATGACATGAAACGTTCAGGTAAACGTTAGTGTCAACCTTGATCCCGTATGGTCTTGGTTGGCACGTAAAACAATTTACATACGACCAACCACTCGTAGCGTTAACGGTAGCGCACTTGACTCTTAATCAATGAGGTGTCGGTTCGAATCCGACTGAGTGGACCATATGGGGGTATAACTTAGTGGTAAAGTAGTAGGCTTTTAACCTATTAATCAGGGTTCGATTCCCTGTGCCCCTACCATAAAGAATGACAATTAATGTAGATGTTGCGAAAGTACAGCCTCGAAAACTGTATGAGAGCGCAGAGCGATGCCCAGTTCGTGTGAGTGGGACTCAAGTAGCGACTAGTACTACGTACCTCTAACCTGTCGGCCGCTTCAAAGAAAATACAGGTAAAATGATTCCGGATGAGGGAGGCGGAATAATTAGTTGTCATCCTTTATGGTAACGTAGCATAGTGGCTAATGCAGCACCTTCATACGGTGTTTATCGTGAGTTCGAGTCTCACCGTTACTACCAATATAAATATTCTCATGATATCATTTGAATATATTAACGAATGGCGACTTGTTATGAAGTTGTCTATCGCTTGGCCGTTCGATCAACACGAAGTATACTCTGCTTTAGAAAACGAAGACTATTATGGAGATGGTGATAGAGTTTATTGTCCTACTCCTAAAAGTAGTATGCTTCAACAGATACTTGATATAGTTAAAGAAGAAAGTCAGACATTGTTAAAAAACATAAACACTCGTCAAGAATTTAAAGACAAGTGGTGTTTAGATTATAATGAACAGTTACTTAATAATACTAAACTGACTTGTATGTTTGTTTGTGACAAACCTGGATTTAGTTTAGATAGTCATATCGATTCAAGATTACAAGTTTGTACGGGCATGTTTTTCTTTAATAATTTTGATGATATTAAGCAATCAACAACTTTCTATACTACACATCAGGGAGAAAATCCTATACGATTAAGCAGTAAGTATGGTACAGGTTGGTATGCTGCAAACGATCAAGACAATTGGCATAGCGGAGGAAATTTCACTGATAGAAATCGCTATGCAATAATTCTAATACACAAACTAGATTTGAAATAATCTATGGTGCTCTTAGTGTAGTGGCCTGCACATCATGTTGTGACCTTGAGAGTATGAGTTCGATCCTCATAGAGCACCCCAAAGAACAGACCCCCGCTTTGCCAGGTTGTGCGGTGAACAATCTGGCATTTCAGATATATAATATGTTGTCTAAAGTAAAAGGGCTCGTGGCGATATAGTTGTTCCGTAGGACGATAGCTGGCTCCGGAAGGGCTAACTTGAAGGGTTTATAAAACTCACAACTAGTGGAAAATGACGGATAGTGGTTACAGCATGAGGCCGTTGACTGCTAAGTCGCTCCATGTTAGGCGAGACAAATAAAGTGGTGCTGTAACACCAGGTCGCCTCAGGCTAGCGCCAAACCAAAACTTTGTGAGCACTTTTTCTTTAGACAATGCAGGATTAATTCAGTGGTAGAATGTCTCGTTGCCAACGAGAATGTCATCGGTTCGAACCCGATATCCTGCTCCAAGTTTAGGGATACTCACAGCAAATCTATCCAAACGATAGGTAGTTGGTTCGATTCCAACTTTTTCCGCTATGGAAAAATAGCTCATTAGGTAGAGCATTCGTCAAGAATAGTATCCCGTTTTATTCCAAGGAGTGTATTATGAAACCTGTCATGTTTAAAAATCGCATGAACAGCGACAAAGTAGTATGTGAAGACACTCGCAAAGTTGAAACCATCGACGGTGTCGAGTACCTCGTTGTTCATCGCGTTGATAACAATCGACCTTTTCTAATGCGTAAAGATGCATTAGAAAAAATTCAAGATAAAAAGAAAGTAACAGGTCTTTAGATTAGAGGCTAAATCGTCACGTTGACATCGTGAAGACCACTGGTTCGATTCCAGTAAGACCTACCATGCCCCTCTGGACAAATTGGTAAAGTCGTCTCTCTCAAAAGGAGAAGTTGTTCACGGTTCGAATCCGTGGAGGGGTACCAAGTTTATGGTCGCTGTAGTTTAATGGCAAAACGTTAACGACAGCTATCCTGTTAAGGATACAGACAGCAATCTTTTCAATTCCACTGCTAATGGAAAGATCTGGGTTCGAATCCCAGCGGCGACCCCAAGTTAAGGATGATTACAGCAAACATTATTTCTGCAGCCAACTTTTGCAGGCCGGCCCGCTGGGGGTGTGTCGTGGGTTCGAGTCCCGGCTTAGACACAGCATCCTGTTTTGCTCTTGTAGTTAAATGGCATAACACATTCTTGGTAAGAATGTATTTCAAGTTCGATTCTTGACTAGAGCACCAAGAGAATGTATAATTAGTTTATCTGGCCGTAGTATAATGGACAATACAGTGGTCTTCTAAACCATTAATCCAGGTTCGATTCCTGGCGGCCGGGCCAATAATAAAACACACTTTACCAAACTATAAGTTTGGTTGTAAGGACTTCACACCACCGTTGAGAAAAGTGATGAGTGTGTTTTACTATCGGGCTTTGGTGAAATGGATATCATGCTTGTCTTCGAAACAAGCGGTGTGGGTTCGATTCCTGCAAGCCCGGCCAAAAAACAGTTGACAGAACTTTGTTTTTGTTATATAATAGACACTTACTAAGCAATTAGTAAAACGTTCATTAAAAATTTAAGAGATACTTTGCTCGGTTCGTCTATCGGTCTAGGACACCGCCCTTTCACGGCGGGAAGAGGGGTTCGATTCCCCTACCGAGTACCATTATTGATGTCTTCTGTAAGCTCAGAGGCACAGTACATGCGTTATGTAACCTACCCAATAAACAGTAATCGATCGTAAAGCTGTTGAGGATGGCAAATAGTGCAGTAGACATCAATAATGGTAAGTAAGAGTATGCCCCTGTGGTGGAATTGGTAGACACGCTGGTCTTAGAAGCCAGTGCTTCGGCGTAAGAGTTCGAGTCTCTTTGGGGGCACCATAAAATTTGGAAGTGTGGCAGAGTCCGGTTTATTGCACCTGTCTTGAAAACAGACGAACAGAAATGTTCCGTGAGTTCGAATCTCACCGCTTCCGCCAAACATGGCCCGTTAGCTCAGTCTGGCCTAAGGCGCCGCCCTGTCACGGCGGAGATCACCGGTTCGAATCCGGTACGGGTCGCCACAATATATCTCGCTAGTGTAACGGCAGCATACCGGTCTCCAAAACCGTTGGTGGGGGTTCAAATCCCTCGCGGGATGCCAGAATTTATGTTATAATAGAATTATGCGACTGTGGTGAAATAGGTATACACAGCAGACTTAAAATCTGCCGTCGAAAGGCATGCCGGTTCGATTCCGGCCAGTCGCACCAAACAATGGAGTGTTGGCCGAGTTGGTCGAAGGCACCTTCCTGCTAAGAAGGCATGCGGGCAAAAACCTGCATCATTGGTTCGAATCCAATACACTCCGCCAAATTTAAAAAGGAAAAAAATACTATGGCAAAAACAGGTCCAAATTTTAGACTTAGTAAAACAACAAAACGCATGGTTGGATTAATGCGTGGCACTAATGAACAACGTAATCAATTTAAACGAATGATGATTGACGCAGAATACTCTGCCAGCATTGTTCCAAAAGTTAGTAAGAAAGAAAGATTCACAACTGGTACACCAGCCAGTGAATAAATAAAATCTGTTCCCTGATAGCTCAGTTGGTAGAAGCACTTGACTGTTAATCAAGGTGTCGCTGGTTCGAGCCCAGCTCGGGGAGCCAATATTAGGAAATGTATATGGTAGCAAAAAATGATATAACTGGTGATTCTATTCAAACTAAAGGAGTCACTGACGACTATCGTAATAACTACGATAACATCTTTAGAAAAGATAAAAAGACAGACGCAGACAAGTTTGATGAACAGGTCATAATGAAAGAAGAATATTATGATCAGGAGTTGGAAGATTACAAACGTCAAGCACAAGAAATGTGGAATGACAGTTGTACTAGTCCAAGAAAGAAATAATTGGGGGTGTAGCTCAATTGGGAGAGCGACTGGTTTGCAACCAGTAGGTCGCGGGTTCGATCCCTGTCACCTCCACCAAATGCTAAGAGGAAATTATGTCTAATCCAATGACACATAAAACAGGTAAGCCAAGACTCGGTCCATTAAGTCTTAGTCAGTTAAAAGAAATGTTAGAAAAGTCTAGTCGTCCAAAAGACAAGGCAAAAATTCTAAATCGTATTAGAATAGTAGAAGCAAGAATTAAATAGTTTTATGCTGGTTTAGCTCAGGGGTAGAGCAACTGCCTTGTAAGCAGTAGGTCGTCAGTTCAAATCCGACAACCAGCACCAGTTAACCCGGCATCCCGTAGCCGTAAGTAAACGGGGGTCAATTGTCTGTACCATAAAAGACACGGTGCATTGGATCTACCGCAAGGCCCGCTTACATGGGCGACTTGAGAAATCACAAAGGCAGGGACGCTAACCTGTCTAAATGGAAAAGTACGTAGACGGGGAAGTCCACCCAGTCTAGGGCTCCTGTGGTGGGAGTGGCTAGACACTTTATAAAAACTCTTTGTAGTAGCTACACTGGAGTACATCAAGTAACAGCCAAGTCGACTACGCTGTGAACGTTGCCAGGAAGAGCAGGGCTACCGTGGATTCAAGCGCCGCAGAGAGTTCCTATAAAGTTTATGGCCGGGTGGCAGAGCGTATATGCGCCTGATTGCAAACCGGGTACAGGTAGGTTAAACTCCTACCCCGGCCTCCAAGTTATGCGGGTATTCTCCTGGGAGAGGACTTAGCCTTCCAAGCTAATGAAGCCGGTTCGAATCCGACTACCCGCTCCAAATTAAAGGACATCAATGAACGAGTTTTTGCCAGAACTAGAACTGATTGATAGACTATGTATTGCTCGTGTAAAATACGAACGCACAGGCGGTGCAAATCAAAAAGAATTACAATGGTATGAATTAGCTTTTTATCCATTAGGAAAAAAAGATGGAATTTCTGAAGTTGTAAAAGAACTTACTGAAATACATAATCATATCTGGGATTTAGAGTGGCAATTAAAGTCTGGTGTTGAAGAACAGTTAAGCCTAGAAGAAATAGGAAGACGTGCAATTAAGATACGAGACTATAACAACAAACGAATAGCACTAAAAAATAGTGTATCCAAGTTGTTAAATTCTTCTGTAGTAGAAATAAAGCAAGATCATTTAAGCGAATAACGGAGTGTAGCACAGCCTGGTAGTGCACCTGGTTTGGGACCAGGGGGTCGTAGGTTCGAATCCTACTACTCCGACCATTTTATAGCGGGTTAGAGAAACGGTAACTCACGAGTCTCATAAGCTCGAGATCCTGGTTCGATTCCGGGACCCGCAACCAATTCAATACCTCTGTAGTTTAACGGTAAAACAGCGGATTTATATCCCGTGTGCAACAGATAATTGGCCAATGTGGGTTCGACTCCCGCCGGAGGTACCAGTTCTCGCTATAGTTAAATGGATATAACAAGACACTCCTAAGGTTTAGTTACAGGTTCGATTCCTGTTGGCGAGGCCAGTTATTGACATTTAAAGATAAGTATGTTACAATTATATTTTGGAGTATGAACATGAGTGATCGAAGTATGAACTTAGATATGGATCTGTGTGTAGAGAACGCAGGCGGCAATAGATTTAATTTGGTTTTGATGGCCGCTGCTCGTGCAAGAGAAATCCGCAGACAACAATCTAGCAGTACACGATTTGAACACATTCATACACCAGTTACTGCCTTAATGGAATTCCAAGAAGGCAAAATTGGTCCAGAATATATTCGTAAAGTAAAATAATTTGCCTGGATAGCTCAGGGGTAGAGCAACGCCTTTACACGGCGAAGGTCCGCGGTTCGAAACCGTGTCCAGGTACCAAACAAGGAAGAGTAGATGTCAGATTTAGATAACGTTGAATATAACAATGAAGAAGAAGCAGAGATTGCTCAGATTCTAAGTTTACAACGAAATTTTGAAGCCATCGACAAAATAAGAAAAAAAATAGGTACAGGTCCAAGTCTAAGCCATTGCGAAGAATGCGGTGAAGAAATTCCTAAAGCAAGACAAGAAGCAATAACTGGGTGCAAATTCTGTATTGATTGCCAAACTTATTTTGAACGATGCCAGAAATAACATTAGAACTTAATAATACTCACAGCGTGGGTCTGGGTGATAATTTATGTCTATTATCATTCCTTACTTTGTTACCTCCAAAAGTTATCTTAGGTACTAGTAATGAGAATCAGACTTATGATAAGCTGAGAGAATATATTAAAATTTTGAGAATACCTCAAGAGAAACTAGAACTTAAAAAAATTGAACATAATGGCGAATTAGATAATACTGGTTGGCCTTTAAAAGTATTAACAGACTACTATAAAACACATTCAGTGATTTTAAAAGGCAGTCCTGTACAAATTAATAAACACATTAATAAAAAATACATTGCTGTTGTTACAGCATTTGAAGAAGACACTTCGGGAAAAAATGAATGGCCGTGGTGTCGCAATCGTCCATTAGACTATTGGGCTAAAATATTTGCATGGATAAAGTCTATTGGCTACGAAGTTGTTACACTAGACGATCCATATTATAGTCTAGAGAACAAAATAGAAATATTGGCGAAAGACTGCCAAGCAATGATAACTTATGAAGGCGGGATGGCACATCTAGCTCACGTGTTAGATATTCCTTGCTTCATGGTTGATTGGAAACATCCGAGTCCCAGTACTCATTTAAATGTTTTTCATTCTGACTTTGTACACAGAACAAACTCTGTACATATTTTAAGAAAGGATGAAGAAATATTTTCTTGGAACAGACTTGCGTTCGATATTATAGTCGAACAACTCAAACAAGGTAAAGGTAATAATCGATTCTTAAATGATTTTTACTTTGACTTTGTAGGCCCAGGATTTCATAATGATGTGAGAATATATAACCGAGCAAGTAACAACTTACTCTGTTTACAGACACACACATTTTTGGGCAAGTATCACGCAAATTTAATTTCACAATATTACCAAAATTAATTGACACCCATAGGGTATTATTATACAATAGACTTATTGTAAGATTTTAGGTTAGTTACAGCAAACTTCACGGTTAATAGCCGTATCAAAGGATGGGCAGAGATAACTTCATAGCCTATCAAACATGTAGCTCAAACATGTAAAAGAGTGGGCACCAACTAACCTGCTAATTTCTTAGGATAGAAACAGCAACCTTTACTTTAACGACAGCACTTAATGTAGTAGACGGTGGCCCGCAAGGCTAGTGACACTGGAGCCGCAAGGCTTTGAAGGTGAAGCTTTTATATCCTGTAGCAATACAGGACGCTAATGGAACTAATGACGTTGGAAAGACAACTATGTTCATGTACAGATTAAAACATGATAGGCTTGGGGAACTGAACCAATATACAGGGGATGGGGCCAAGCAGAAAATAAAAACCGTTCCGGCTATCCTGTTAAACATAGAATGTTAACAGCAATTTTAATTTTCAAGCATATCGAAAAAAAACACATTCTGAAAGGACACACATATGAACGCATTTGTTAACGCAATCGCAAATCAAGAAGCCCGTACTGCCAATGGCATGAAGGCTCGCAAGTCAACTGCTAAGGCAACTGTTGACCTGTTCTACAAGATCGGTGCAAGCCGTGGTAAGAACATTGTAGGCGACTTTACAGCCGCTTACGTAGAAAATAGTGATGTAGCACTTCGTATCGCACAATGGGCACGTGATGTCCGTGGTGGTGCAGGTGAACGTCAACTGTTCCGAGACATTCTAGTACATCTAGAAAAGCGTGACCCAGACGCCGCTTTGTCTCTGTTGAAGAAGATTCCAGAGGTTGGTCGTTGGGATGACATCTTTGTCTTCACTTCGCCAGTTCTAAAGTCAGCCGCTTACACAATGTTGGGCGATGCCCTACGTGCTAAGAATGGTTTGGCTGCAAAGTGGACTCCTCGTAAGGGTCAAATTGCCGCTGAGATTCGTGCCTTCTTTGGCATGACTCCAAAGCAATACCGTAAGAGCCTTGTGGCACTTACAAAGGTTGTTGAAACCCAAATGTGTGCAGGAGATTGGGATAACATCAACTTCAGTCACGTTCCTTCTGTAGCTGCTCGCATCTACAAGAAGGCATTCAACCGTCACACACCTGCATTTGCAGAGTATGTTGCCAAGTTGGTAAGTGGTGATAAGACTGTTAAGGTTAACGCCAACGCAATCTTCCCACATGATGTGTTGAAGGGCATTGCTCACAGCTACACCAAGCTGGACAAGACCGAGACTGACCATGTGATCGCACAATGGGACGCTTTGCCAAACTACGTGGGTGATGCAAGCATCATGCCAATCGTTGACGTTTCAGGTTCTATGACTTGCCCAGCAGGTAAGAACACAAACGTTCGTTGTTTGGACGTTGCAGTTTCACTAGGTTTGTACCTAGCAGATAAGAACAAGGGCGTGTTCAAGGACACATTCTTGACTTTCTCAGACAAGCCACAACTAGTTACTCTAAAGGGTAACATTGTTGAAAAGTGCGACCAAATGAGCCGTAGCAACTGGGAAATGAGTACTAACCTACATGCAGCTATGAAGAAGATTCTAGATGTTGCGGTTAAGAACAATGTCCCACAAAGCGACATGCCAGCCATGTTGCTAATCTTGTCAGACATGCAATTCAACCAATGCGCTCGTTTCGACGATAGCGCAATGGAAATGATCGAACGCAAGTTTGAGGAAGCGGGTTACACCGTTCCACAAATTGTATTCTGGAACCTAAACGCAAGTGACAACGTTCCAGTCAAGTCAGACAAGAGTGGTGCGGCACTTGTAAGTGGATTTAGTCCAAGCATCATGACAGCTTTGCTGTCAGCTGATTTGGATCAGTTCACTCCAGAAGGTATCATGCTTAAGACTGTAATGGTCCCACGCTACGACCTTTAAAAATAAGTGTTGTAGAAATACAACAGTTTTTGGTAGGGCCTTAGGGCCCTATTTTTTTAACTTGACGTAACCAAATTTTGGTGCTATAATAAGACTATGATGAAACAAAATCTTACCAAAATTCGAGAAGTGTTTGAACAGTTGGGCCATGAATGGGTCGAACCCTATAGCACTACTGAAGGTGCAATTAACCGAGAAGAAGTAGGCAACCACAGAGGCTTGTACTACATCTACCCTGAAGTTAATTTCTATTTTGGTAAAGCGGCGACCAATACTGTAATCAATCGCCATATGACACATCGTCCAAAATTAGATGTTGATTTGGCTACATTGTACAGTACGCCTGTTGAAAAAGTGGAACCCAAATGGATGTTCCCAGAAGGATGGAAAGAGGGTGTCTGTAAATACATTATTGAAGGTGTGGAAGAAATTCCAAGTCACTATGTAAAGATTGGCAAAAAGCGAGTAGCACCAGGTGTGCTAGACTTTCCGGTGACACACAAAGTTAATGTAGACACACTTGAAGTACTAGTTTGGAATTTGGATCATTTGACCGCAGAACAAATTAGTGCTATTGAAGAAGCAGTAATTCCTGCAATTTGGCCTTACTGTAATAGTGAAACATATAGAAAAAGAAAGAGCGAAAGATTTGATAGAAGTAAAAAGCAAAACAGATTTAAAAGAATTTGAAACACTAGCCCTGGCAATGGACTGGGCAAAAGAAACAGGCGAGTTCGTTACTATTAAAATTAATGGAATGGAACTTGTAGGTAAGTTTGGTGCTGATAGCATTGTAGACGGCAAGTGTCCAGATGGAGTAGACTACACATGGAAAAAGCGCCGTTGATAGAAAAGAGAATAATGAGGCCCGATGGCTCTAAGTATATGACTGCTGTATACACTGGCGATACTATAGAGTTCAGAGACTTTGCCGCTAATAACATTACAGTTAGATTCGACGCAAAGGTAATGGACCAACTTATTCCTTTTTTACAGGAAGCTAATTTTTGGAATAAAGTAAAGGAGTAAAAATGCCTTGGATTCAAAATTGTGCGGCAGATGATATTCCAAAAGGATTTCATGTTGCCGTGAAAGAAAACAGTATGCTGATCCAAATTATGGATCCAGCCAGCTGGTTTCCTACTCCAAAACATCAATTTAAAGAAGTTCATCAGTTTGAATTTCTAGATGTCGAAGAGCAGGATCATGTAGACGACGAAGCTATGAAGTGTAGTCATGAGCAGGCCGCAGAGCTTGTTCGTTTGCTACAACACGCATTGGACAATCACATGGATGTTATTGTTCATTGCTTTGCAGGTATTTGCCGGTCGGGTGCGGTCTGTGAGGTTGGAGTCATGATGGGATTTCAAGACACTGAAAGATTCCGTATGCCCAACCTGCTTGTAAAGCATCGCATGATGAAAGCTCTAGGCTGGACATACGATGCTGACGAAAAGCCAAACGTAGATGATTGGCGAACATTTAGAAACGATTTTTAAGAAAGGAGGGCAATATGCCTAGCGTATTTTTAGTTAGCGACACGCACTTTGGTCATGCTGGTGTATGCCGCTTCA